CGAGGTTGCTCCTGACGAAGAAGAGAAAGCTCAATTAGAGGCTAACATTCAGATGGCGTTACAGCGTGATCAAATCACTCTTGAGGATGCTATTGATATCCGTCAAATGAAGAATCTTAAGTTAGCTAACGAGTTGCTTAAGATGAAGCGTAAGGATAAGGGTAAGAAAGATATGGAGAATGAGCAAGCTAAGATTCAAATGCAGACTCAGGGTAATATCCAATCTTCTCAAGCGGCAGCTCAAGCGTCATTACAAAAAGTACAAGCAGAAGCACAAGCTAAAGCACAAATTGCTCAAGCACAGATGCAGTTTGATATTCAACGCATGCAAGCAGAAGCTCAGATTAAAGAACAACTTATGGCTGTTGAATTTAACTATAACATGCAACTAAGAGGCATGGAAGTAGAGAAGGTTAAGCAGCTAGATATGGATAAAGAGAAAGCTAAAGACGATCGCACAAAACTTCAAGCTACTCAACAATCTAAGTTAATTGAACAACGTCAAAAAGACCTTCCAGCGATGAACTTCGAATCAGAAGAAGACTCTCTAGATGGCTTTGATTTAGAGCAATTCAACCCAAGATAATTTTTATTATTACTTTTGTGCAACTAAATTAAATTAAATGGATAATATTCAAGTAAAACTTGTAGACTTTGAAGAAAAGTCTGTGCAAGAAATCGAGCAACAGTTGCTTGATCAGCACGAACAAAAGATGGCTGAAGATGTAGCTCCTGTAGAGGAGTTGCCTGTAGAAGAGCCACCTGTAGTAGAGTCACCGCAATTTGGTGACAACGACGTTCTTTCATATTTAAAAACAAAATTCAACAAGGAGGTAAACTCTTTGGATGAATTATTTACAGAGAGACCACAACAGGAATTACTTCCTGAAGACGTAAATGCTTTCTTAAAATTCAAGAAAGACACAGGTCGTGGTTTAGAAGATTTCTATCGTGTTAACCAAGATTTTTCTAAGGTTAACCCAGAAAGACTTCTAGCTGACTACATGCGTGAGACTAATCCTGATTTTGATGATGAGGATATCGCATTCGAATACGAATCAAAGTTTGGATACGATGAGGAGATGGATGACGAAAAAGAAATCAAACGCAAGAAGTTAGCACTTAAAAAAGAACTTGGCAAGGCGTCAAAGTACTTTGAAGAACAAAAGGAAAAATACAAAGCTCCCCTTGAGTCGAGGATGGAAGCTGCTATTCCTGCTGAGGACAAAGAGGCTTTGGAATCTTACAAGCAATATATCAGCCAATCTACTGCTATGCAGCAAGAGCAGGCTAAAAAGTCGGAGTACTTTATGAATAAGACAAATGAATTATTCTCTGATGAATTCAAAGGTTTTGATTTCAAAGTTGGAGATAAGGAAGTATCTTATAAACCTGGAACTCCAGAGCAGCTGAAAGCTCAACAAACAGACATTTCCAAATTCTTCACTAATTTCGTTGATGAAAATGGATACATTAAGGATGCTAAACAGTATCACAAAACAATTGCTGCGGCAATGAACCCTGATGCAATGGCCAAATTCTTTTATGATATGGGCAAAGCAGATGCAATTGATGACTCAGTTCGTCAAAGCAAGAACATCGATATGAGCGTTAGAAATGCTCCACAAAATATCGACAAAGGTGGGTTTAAAGTAACAGCATTGGATAGTGACCATGGTAACAGACTTAAGATTAAATCTTTAAAAAACTAAAACCAAAAAACAAAAACAATGGCTGGATCAGTTCAAGCTACCCCGGGCTTTCAATTAGAGCCCTCAGCGGTAAAGGCAACATTGCCTACAAACTACATTACTAACTTCGACTTCTTAAACCAGTATCTACCTGATACTTACGAGGCTGAATTCGAGCGTTATGGTAATCGTTCTATTGCATCTTTCTTACGTATGGTAGGTGCAGAATTACCTTCTAACTCTGACTTAATCAAATGGGCAGAGCAAGGTCGTTTACACACTAAGTATGTAAACTGTACTTCAGCAGCTGCTGCAGGACAAGATACAGCTGTGTGGACTGTTGAAGATGCAGATGTAACTGTTAACTTCCGTGTTAACCAAACTGTATTCTTATCTGCAAACTCTGGTTCTGCTTCTGATAAAGCGGTTATCACTGCAGTAGATACAACTGCTAACACTTTCACAGTAGCTTACTATGCTGCTTCAGGACAATCAATCGCTGTAGATACTGCTTCTACTGCATTCGTTTACGGTTCTGAATTCACTAAAGGTTCATTAGGAATGGACGGTTCTTTAGAGTCTCAAGATATCTTCTTCGAAAACAAGCCAATTATCATCAAAGATAAGTACGCTGTTTCTGGTTCTGACATGGCTCAAATCGGATGGGTTGAAGTAACTTCTGAGAACGGTGCTACTGGTTACTTATGGTACATCAAGTCTGAGCACGAGACTCGTTTACGTTTCGAAGATTACTTAGAGATGTCAATGGTTGAAGGTGTTCCTGCAGAAGCTGGTTCAGCTGCTGCTACTTACTTAACTGTAGCTTCTTCTCAAGTACAACCTGGTGCTGCTGGTACTCAAGGTTTATTCAATGCTGTTGCTGAGCGTGGAAACGTATGGGCAGGTGGTAACCCAACTACTTTGTCTGACTTCGATTCTATCATCCAACGTCTTGATAAGCAAGGAGCAATCCAAGAGAATGTTATCTTCTTAAACCGTAAGTTTGGTTTTGATATCGACGATATGTTGGCATCACAAAACTCTTATGGTTCAGGTGGTACTTCTTACGGTTTATTCGACAACAGCGAGACTATGGCGTTAAACTTAGGTTTCACAGGCTTTAAGCGTGGATACGATTTCTACAAGACTGACTGGAAATACTTAAACGATGCAACTACTCGTGGTGGAATCGTAGGTGGAGCTATCAACGGTATCTTGGTACCTGCAGGTTCTACTAACGTATACGATCAAATCTTAGGAAAGAATGCTAAGCGTCCGTTCTTACACGTACGTTACCGTGCTTCTGAAACTGAAGATCGTCGTTACAAAACTTGGATCACTGGTTCTGCTGGTGGTGCTCAAACAAGTTCTTTAGATGCAATGGAAGTTAACTTCTTATCTGAGCGTGCATTATGTACTCTTGGTGCGAACAACTTCTTCTTGTTCGAGAACTAGTAAACTTAGGGGGAGGCTTCGGTCTCCCCTTATTTAATTTGTTTAAATTTTAAAATCAAATATAATGTCAACTCAGAAAGAATTAAAGGACAAGATCTATGTCCTTAAAAGAAAAACATTCCCTATCAGCTTTATGCTTGCTAGTAGAAATACTAGAAACAAATCATTACTATACTTTGACGCTTCTAAAGGTCTTAACAGAGCTTTACGCTATGCAGTTAACCAAAAGTCTCCATTTGAAGATGAGCAAGATGGCAACTTCATTTTAGAGCCAATTATCTTTGAAGATGGTTTATTAGCTGTTAACAAATACAACCAAGTATTACAACAATTCTTAGAATTACATCCAGACAATGGTGTGTTGTTCGAAGAGGTTGATACTCAGAGAGATGCAAACAATCAGATTGAGGTTATGTACTCTCAATTGGATGCACAACTTGCTGCACGTGATTTAGATATCAATACAGCTGATGCATTAGGACGTGTACTATTAGGTGCTCGTGTTGATCGTTTAACTACAGAGGAATTGAGACGTGACTTAATTTTATATGCACGTAATCATCCTTACGAATTCATGAACATGTTAAATGATCCTGAGCTTAAGTTGAATGATATCGCAGCTAAGGCATTGCAAGATGGTACGTTTGTATTGAAGAATAAAAAACGTGACATCTTCTTTAACCTGCCTGACAATAAGAATAAGTTAATGGGCGTTCCATTTGGAGAAGACCCAACCAAACTACTTGTGTCATGGCTCCAAAGCAATGATGGTTTAGATGTCTACGAGTTACTATCTAAAAAATATCGCTAAATTAAGAGGGCACACTGAGTGCCCTTTTTTTATTATCTTTGTCATTATGATAAATTCCGTACGAAATACTGTCCTAAATATTATCAATAAGGATAATAATGGGTTTATTACACCAGAAGAATTCAACAGCTTTGCAAAGCAAGCTCAGTTAGAATTGTTCCAACAATACTTCTTTGACTTTCAGCAGGCTAAGATAAAAGATATGAAGGGTATGGAGACCAGTGGGTACTCCGATATCACTAAGCAAATAGACCAAACTATTGACTATTTCTCTAAGAACGAAGACTTAGTATACAATTCAGGAGATAGTAGATTCGACTTACCTGCAAACTTTTTCTTATTAAATGTATTATACTATAATGGTAAAGAGGTTACTCATGTGGACCAAGGTAAATTATATTATTTGCTTAATTCCAATTTAACGGCACCTACAGAAACATACCCTACGTATGTTATGCAAGGAAATCAAGTAACTGTGTATCCTGACACTATTATAGATGACATTAATATCTATTACGTTAGATACCCGTTAGACCCTAAGTGGACTTACACAGTAGTTAACGGAAGCCCTTTGTTTAATCAATCAGCTAATGACTACCAAGATTTTGAGTTAGCTATATCTGACTTCCCTAAATTGGTCGTTAAGATTTGCCAATATGCAGGAGTAAGTATTAGAGAAGCTGATGTAGTACAAGCATCCAGAGCAGAAGAAGCGTACACTGATCAAAAACAACAATAATGAATCAGGAGAAATATTACACCAATGATGGGGTCTCCCCTACCGATGCCAATTGGGGCACGTATCAGAATGTAACATTAGGCGATGTTGTAAACAACTTCATCTTAATGTATACAGATGATGGCGATTTATTGAATAACATCAATAGATACAAGGTATTATTCCACGCAAAAAGAGCTGTACAAGAATTAAACTACGATGGTAATCGTCAGATTAATGCTTTGCAGTTAGAAGTTGGACACGACCTTAAGTTTATCTTGCCTCCTGATTACGTGAACTATGTTCGTGTATCTTTATTCTGGGGTGGCAACTTATACCCAATGACTGAGAATCCTCAGGCTAATTCATCTATTGAATTCTTGCAGGATGATGAGTATCAGATTTTATTTGATGACCAAGGTAATGCCTTACAGGGAACATCTAAGCTAGACTTGTCTCGTATTGATGGAGAGAACTATATGTTATGCCCATTCAATAATCAGTGGGGTTGGTATGTAGATGGTCTTTGGTATTTCACTTGGGGATTCGGTGCTGCTTATGGATTAAACACTGAAGTAGCAAATGTCAACCCTACATTTAGAGTAGACAAGGCTGCAGGAGTTATCAACTTTAGCTCGGGCATGTTCAATCGCTCTGTTGTATTAGAATACATTTCAGACGGATTGTATCCAGGTGACGACGCTCAGATTACTATTCCTAAGTTAGCAGAAGAGTATATTTATTCATACATTAAGTGGGCTATCTTAAACACAAAGGCAAATCAGCCTGAGTATGTTATTAATAGAGCTCGCAAAGAAAAAGTTTCTAATTGGAGAAACGCAAAGATTAGATTAAGTAATTTACACCCAGGTCGCTTGTTAATGAGCATGAGAGGCCAATCTAAGTGGATTAAGTAAATGATAGAACTTCAAAGAAATTTCCTTTCGGGGGTCATGAATAAAGATCTTGACCCTCACTTTTTACCTGATGGTGCATATAGAGATGCACTTAATATTATTGTGGGCGATTCTGACGGAGCTTTTGTCGAGGAAGATGGTTCACGTAATGGGGTAGCACAAAACTATTTAGGTAACGTATTAAAGGGAGTTGATTTAGAGTTAACCAATGCAACTTGTATTGGTTCACTTGCTTATGATGCAGACAATTCTATTTATTGGTTAGTGGCATCTGATTATTTGGATGCTGTTTATGAGTACAATGAAGATACAGATACATTAACTCCTGTTCTTCGTGCAACTAAAACACCCACTACGACTTCATTGCTTGGCTTTAACAAGGATTATTTTGTTACAGGCATAAACTATATCAACGGACTTCTTTTCTGGACTGACAATCTAAATCCTCCACGTAGAATCAATATTGATCGTGCGAAGAATTATGATGTAGATGGTTTTACTGAGGCAGACATTAATGTTATCTTAGCACCACCTTTGGCTGCACCAACAATTAACTTGTATTCACAGGGTGAGGCTAACAATTTAGAGAATAAATTTCTTTACTTCTCTTACAGATATAAATATTTAGACAACGAGTATAGTGCTTTGTCCCCATTCTCACCTGTAGCATTCTTTCCAAAAGAATATGCATATGATTATGGTGTATCAGAGAACGTATCTATGGTTAATAACTTTAACACAGCAGATATAACTTTTAATTCAGGATCAAAAAATGTAAAAGAGATTCAGTTAGTATTTAGAGATACGCAAAGTGCTAACACATATGTAATTGATAGCTTGGTTAAAGAGCTTAATAATTACGATGATGATACAGATTACGTATTCACATTTAAGAACAACAAAGTATTTACACTATTGCCAGTTGAGCAAGTAAATAGATTGTTCGATAATGTACCTATCAAAGCTAAATCACAAGAGCTTATTGGAAGTAGATTGGTTTATGGTAACTATACTCAATTCTTTGATTTATTAAAGGATAACAAGGAACCTATTAATCCAGCTTTCTCTTTGTCCCTATTATCTAATTCTATAGTAAGTGGCACGCCTACTCCTACATTTAAAAGTAATAGAGATTACGAGGTTGGTATTGTTTACTTGGATGACTATGGTAGAACAACTACTGTAGTTACACCTACAGAAAATACCAATACAATATATATTCCTGCATCAAACGCTATTGATGGCAATAATATTCGTGTAACTATTGATGGCACATATCAGCCACCTTCTTTTGCTACACATTATCGCTTTGTGATTAAGCAAGATAAGCAAGAGTACTACAACGTATTCCCATTAACTTATTTTGAGGACGGTCAGTTTAAGTGGTTTTTAATTAACCAAGCAGACCAAGATAAAATAGCTGTTGGCTCATATGTGTATTTAAAAAGTGCAACAACTAACACAAATGTGCAGTATAAAATATTGGACATTGAGTCAAAGAATGCTAACTTTTTAAATAGTGCAGAATCTAATCAACCTGCAGGTGTATATTTTAGAATAAAAATAGAGTCAACTGTATTACCTCCTATTACATATTTTTACGATTACAATGTAGGAGGTGGAGTAGATCCAGCTAGTACATTAGTTACAAATAGATTTAATGTAGCTGAGCAAGCTATATTTTATGGTGTTGGTATTAATGACATGATTACCGGAGCAAGTAACGCTTACACTGGTTCAAATGACGCTAGATTCTATGTAGAGATTGATTCTACCGGAGGGGCTGCTGATACATTTAAGTATTATGTTTCTTATGATGCAAACTATAAGGTATTAGTTGCTAGTGGTATTGCTATTAACTCTGCTGCGGACCAAACTTTAACTTACTCAGGTAGCACTTGCTCTATTAGATTCCTATCAAATACAGGACATACTACAAAAGATTATTGGGTAGTTAACTGTCGTGGTAACCTAGAAGATGTATGTTTGAATATATTTGGTGGTCTTATTGACCATAGCACTCCTGTTCCTGGTGTATTCTTTACGTTAGACAATTGGAGTCCGTCTCCAGCAGATAATCAAGACAGGCCGGTTAATGCTGGTGCTATCTTGACGTTTAAATATAAAGAGACCAATGGTACAGACCAATGGATTACCCAAACCTTTGTATCAACAAAAGATTATGTAAACATTGAAGAATGGTTCATTGAAGATGGAGCATACCAAAAATGGATTGCTTTAGATGAATCAGACCAAAGTGTTGGACCTGAGAATGTTTGTTTTAGACGTGGTGTATTAGTTTCCACTGGCAGACCAGGACTTATATCACAAGGGTCAACTATTTCTCCTACGACTTTGTCGTATCCTATATACATGTATTTTTATTCATTCCAGGGAGGAGATACACCTGCTATTGATACACAGTTTTCATTACAGCAGTCAGAGTTCCCGTCTTTGTTTGAAACAGTTCCTGTAGACACCAACCAAGATATATACTATGAGCTTTCACAAACGTATCCTATTATCGATGGCAATCACTATGGAAATGTTGACAATCAGGACATTGCATTGGGTGCTCCGGCGATAATAGATTTAAACACGTTTGACTTTAATTCAGATTTTAACGCATTCTCATTTGGTAATGGGGTTGAGAGTTTTAGAATTAGAGATGACTGGAACTCTGCAACTATGCAGTTTAGTCCAAGAGCTAACTCAACTGTTGAAGGATACGAGCAACAAACGCTTGTTCAGGCACTAACTTACAGTGGTATTTATACTCAGACATCTGCAATTAATAGATTAAATGAGTTTAACTTATCACTTGGTAACTTTAAATACTTAGATAGATTCTTTGGTTCAATCCAAAAGCTGTATTCTCGTGATACTGATTTAGTTGTATTGCAAGAGAATAAGATATCTAAAGTTCTTTATGGTAAGAACTTATTAAGTGACTCAACAGGTGGAGGCGTAGTTGCATCTATTCCTGAGGTATTGGGTACTCAGATTTCCTATGAAGGAGAATATGGTATCAGTTTAAACCCCGAAAGTTTTACTAAGTGGGGGAATGACTTGTTCTTTACTGACGCTAGACGTGGTGCTGTTATGGCATTACAACCTAATGGGTTGTTTGAGATATCCTCTCAAGGCATGAAGAACTGGTTTAAGGCAAACCTAGATACCAATACAGTAAAGATTGGCATGATGGATCCGTACTTCGAGCATTATGTGTTAGCTGTAGATAATGACAGAAAGATTAAAACTTGCTCAATTTCAGTAACGCCAACAACTTTGACGTTTGATGGTACTGTGCAAAAGAAATCATTCTACATTGAGTCTAATACTAACTGGGAGGTGACTGTTCCTACTAATGATTGGTTGACTGTAAGCGATAAGTTTGGATCAAACAATCAACTTATTTATGTGGAGGTTTTAGAGAACTTAGGGGCTCCAAGAAACTTAAACATTACAGTATCAGGATGTACAGATGATATTGTTATAGCAGTTACACAAGCTACAAAACCAGTAGTATATGACTGGTATGAGTTATTAAATTGCGACACACTTGATGTGGAATATTCTGAGCAATACTCAGAAGATGAGTTTGCTTTAAATGAAAGAGTGACTTCTGATGGAGCTACATATACAATTACGGACATTATTCATACTGAACCTGTTGGAACATTATTACCAATTGTGACAACTGGTGAAACAGGATGCCCTGGTGCTACATTTGATTGGTACGCATTGTATAAATGTTCCGATGGTTCTACTGCTAACTCTCAATCATATGCGATAGGAACATTCTCTGTTGATGATAGAGTTGAATCTGCTGGTGCTACATATATCGTAACTAGCGTATTATCATCAAGTCCTGGTGGTACATTGCTTGCAATTACTTCAACAGGATTAACTGGATGCCCTAGCCCAACTACTTATTATGAGCTTTCTGAATGCTCTCCTGGAACAGGATATGCTTTCACAACAATTGCTCCAGGATCAGTAGGAAGAAGATATGTATTGCCATCTTTAACTCCAGTATTCTATACGTATACAGGATCAACATTATCGCAATTGACACCTCCACCATCGTATAATGGTTCAATTCAAATAACATCGTTCTATAGTTGTCCGTAATATTAAAATAAGTAAATTTGTAAGCATATGGCTAACTATACAATAACATATTCTCCGAGATTATCAGGATGGACATCATACCACTCATATTTACCTGAGTGGATGGTGTCTATGAATAATTATTTGTACACATTTAAGAACGGTAATTTATATAAGCATAATTCGAATGAAACTAGAAATAGTTACTACGGAACATTGTATCCTTCTAAAATAACAACCATATTTAATAACGAGCCGTCTCAAACAAAGTCATTTAAAACCATAGCAACTAACTCAACGACTGCTTGGGAAACAGATATTTTATCTGACCAAGGAGAAGGATATATCGATGCAGACTGGTATGCATTGAAAGAAGGTACTTGGTACGCTTATATCAGACGTAATGAAGCAACACATAGTGATGTGTCTATGACATCTGTGCAGGGTATAGGTAATGTGACTACGTATGCGGCAGGTGTTCTTACGTTTGCGTTTAATATTGGCGACATTATCAGCACAGGAGATGCACTTTATTGGGTTGACTCAGGCGTACTTACGTTAATTGGCACAATTACCGCACACACTGCAACTACAGTAACCGTGAGTGTGACTGGCACAGCACCAACAAATGGTAGCTTTATTCTTTATGAAAAGAACCCGGTAGCCGAGTCTAGTCCAACAAGAGGAACTTACTTGAGCGTAGAGTTTACAAATAACGATACAGATTACACAGAAATGTATATGGTAACTTCTGACGTATTCAAGAGTTATCCTTGATAATTTAATTATATTTGTAGAATGAAATTTAATATTAGGTTACTAAACGAAAGTGACTACGATAATACATTGGTAAAATGGTGGAAAGATTGGAGATGGCAAGCCCCTCCAAAAGAAATGCTACCCAACAATGGATTAGGTGGTTTTATGATTTCAAAAGGAAATGTGGATATCTGTGCAGGTTTTGCATATTTCACTAATTCAGGAATCGCATTTTGTGAATTTATAGTATCTAATTTTGAATATAAGGATAAGGATAGACACGAAGCCATTGAGTTATTAATTGAAGTAATATCACAGGCTTGTAAAGATGCAGGGCATAAAGCTGTTTGGACTTGTCTTACTAACGAAGGCTTGATTAATAAATATGAGAATTGTGGTTTCCAAAAAGTTACCACAAATTGCACAGAAATGATAAAACAGTTATAATATGCCAACAGCATCAACAATAATTTTAGGAAGTATTGCCGCAGGTGGATCTGCGATGAATATTATCCAAGGCTCAAATGCAAAAGGTGAGGCACAACAAGCAGCGGCTAAAGCTGCTCAGTCAATAGTTCAAATGCAAGAGGCAGATAAGTTTAGAAACTTACAAGTACCTACTCTTGGATTAGAGATGGCTCAACAAAATGTTCAAGCACGTCAAGCACAACAGCTTCAAGGATTGAGAGATATTGGAGCTGCTGGAGTATTAGGTGGTCTTACTGCTTTAAATCAACAAGGGCAACAAGAAGACTTAGCTTTGGCTGCTCAAGCTCAACAAGCTCAGTATGCTCGTGATTTAGCTCAAGCACAAAATGCTCAAGGAGTTGAGCAAAGAAACTTAGCTCGTCAAACAGAGTTAGAGCAACAAAGATTAATGGGTGCTCAAAATGCAGCAGCTTATGGTCAAAGCCAAATCAATGCTGGTATTCAAGGATTAGCTCAAACAGCAGGAAATATAATGGCACAAAGTTTAGCTAACAAACCTTTATTTGACGCAGCAAAAGGAACCAAATCAGGTGCTTTAACTGGAGATCAAATTCAAGCTAAAGCACAACAAGCATTTGCTCCACAGTTGCAACAAATGAGGGGACAGATAAATTCAGTTCCTAATCAAGCCGCAACAGC